AAAGGTCTTGCAATCTATAAGCGTGCCGAACCAGATCATAATTACATTATAACTGTTGACGTGTCGCGTGGAGTTGGAAACGATTACTCAGCATTCGTTGTATTTGATACGACAACTATACCATATCAAATGGTTGCTAGATATAAAAACAATGAAATCAAACCTATCATCTTTCCCAACATTATTATAGATGTTGCTAAGAACTATAATAATGCATATGTGTTATGTGAAGTAAATGATATTGGTGGTCAGGTTGCAGATATTATTCAGTTTGATTTGGAATATGAGAATCTACTGATGGCAGCAATGCGCGGACGTGCAGGGCAGCAGTTGGGTCAAGGATTCTCTGGTAAGAAAACTCAGTTGGGTGTTAAGATGTCAACTGCTGTCAAGCAAGTTGGATGTTCTAATTTAAAAGCACTTATTGAAGATGATAAACTTCTCCTAAATGATTATGATACTATCGCAGAACTAACTACTTTTATTGCAAAAGGGCAAACGTTCCAAGCGGAAGAAGGATGTAATGATGACCTTGCCATGTGTTTGGTTATTTTTGCTTGGATGGCAATGCAACCTTACTTTAAGGAAATGCACGACAATGATGTTCGTCAACGCATTTATGATGATCAAAGAGATTCGATCGAACAAGACATGGCTCCTTTTGGATTTATTGATGATGGATTAGAAGATGAGTATTTTGCAGACGCACAAGGAGATGTGTGGAAGGTCGCGGAATACGGAGATAAATCCTATATGTGGGAGTTCAGGTAAAGATTCAAAAATATAAATAATCCTAGACAACCGATGTTGGAATCACTAGGAGACTTAAACAATGGCAGCTAATCAATTATCGCCAGGTGTAGTCATTCAGGAGAGAGACCTGACGACTATCACTACATTATCGACCGCAAACATTGGTGTACTTGCTGCACCCTTTGAACTTGGTCCTGTAGAAGAAATTGTAGAAATCGCTTCTGAGCGAGATCTTGTAGAAGTATTTGGTAAACCAAACGATAGTAACTATGAGTTTTGGTACACCGCATCTCAATTCCTCTCCTATGGTGGTCTGTTAAAAACTATTCGGGTTACATCTTCTAACCTAAAGAACGCGGTTGATACTGGTACTGCACCTCTCATCAAGAATCTTCAAAGTTACGAAACGACTTTTGAGAGTGCTACTAATAACTGGAACTATGCAGCAAGAACTCCTGGTGCTAAAGGTAACTCAATTGGTATCTTTGTAACTGATGCTGGTCCTGACCAAATTCTTGTAACTCCTACTCCCACAACAAACGAGTTTGAATTTGATGAGGATACCACACTCACTGCAACAGGTGCTGGAGATACTGGAGCATCTGGTAAAGTCTTCCGCTATAGCATTGTTCTTACAGTAAACGATGTTGTTGGTGATTTTGAACCTGGCGTTGCATCAATTCAAATTTCTGATGCTCAGGCCATTAATATTCTTTCATGGGATCCTGCTAACAAGAGACTGGAAATCGAACCTGATGCTGATGGTATCTCTGGTGTCATCGCTGCTGCTCAGACAATTACCCAAAACAGCACTAACACCTGTGATGTAGTTTCAATTGAGCGTCGTATCTATGTTCAATTAGACAAAGGTAGTGTTGAATTCGCAGCAGGTGATGCATTCAACGATAACAACTCTCAGGCATGTACGATTGCTTCTGCTCGTTCTGAGTATGCTGAGCGTGAGTATCTTCCTGGTGAATTCTGGGTTAATTCTGCACCTCGTCCTACCACATCCCTCTACGCAAATTCCGTAGGTGGTCACCGCGATGAAATGCACATCCTCGTCATTGACGTTGATGGTAAAATCACTGGCACAACTGGTGCTGTTCTTGAGCGTTTCATTGGAGTCTCTAAAGCATCTGATGCTAAGACTTCTGTTGGTGAAACTAACTACTATGTTGAAGTTCTGAAGCAGAGATCTCAGTATCTGTTCTGGGGTGAGCATGAAACTGGTGCTGCATTATCTAATGCAACTTCAACTGCTGCTGATGGTAATTTTGGTCAAACTGCGAATGGTCGTCAGTTCAACCTCTTCCGTTCTGATGCTGGTTCCGTAAGTCATCCTTCGGGACGCACAACACTCGGAACAAAGAATGGTTCTACTTACTATTATCGTCTTACTTCTGGTGCAGACTATGGTCTTTCTGGTGGCGTTTATGACATCAGTGCAACAGACGTTACTACCGCATATTCACTCTGCGAAGATCCTGAGTCTCAAACCATTGACTACATCTTAACTGGTCCTTCTGGTGCTGATGATGCTGCTGCTCTCGCAAAAGTTACCTCTCTGGTAAACATTGCTGAAGAGCGTAGAGATTGTATGGTATTTGCTTCTCCTCGTAGAGGAAATGTAATTGGTCTTTCCAATACTACTACAATCACCAATAACATCGTAGGTTTCTTCGATCTTTTACCTTCGTCCTCGTACCTGGTATTTGATTCTGGTTACAAGTACATCTATGATAAGTACAACGATGTTTATCGTTACGTTCCTTGCAACGGCGACGTTGCTGGTCTTTGCCTGCAAACTACTGAAGTTGCAGAACCTTGGTTCTCTCCCGCAGGTTTCCAGCGTGGTGTTCTGAGAAACGCTATCAAACTGGCATACTCTCCCACTAAGACACAGCGTGACAAACTTTATGCATCACGAATCAACCCAATCGTATCGTTCCCTGGTCAAGGCGTCGTCCTCTTTGGCGACAAGACAGCACTCGGATTTGCATCTGCATTCGACAGAATCAACGTCCGCCGTCTGTTCCTCACTATCGAGCGTGTCATCAGTGGTGCTGCTAAGGCACAACTCTTTGAACAGAATGATGAGTCGCAGCGTTCACTCTTCCTGAACATTGTCGAACCTTATCTTCGTGAAGTTCAAGGTCGTCGTGGTGTTACTGACTTCCTCGTTAAGTGTGATCAGTCAAACAACCCTCCTGAGGCAGTTGATCGCGGTGAGTTCTTCGCAGAAATTTTTGTGAAACCTACTCGCACAATCAACTACATTACTCTGACATTCGTAGCAACCAGAACTGGTGTTGCGTTCCAAGAAGTAGCAAACTAATAACAGATCAAATAATCAGAGGGTCTTCGGACCCTCTTTTTTATGTCTGAAAATATTAGTTGTACTAAATATTAGAGAAAGAGACTTTTATTGAGACTACAACAATGGCAAAAAGAGGAACTATTGACGATTTTAAGGCAAATGTCGCAGCTGACTTTGCGCGTCCTAATCTATTCCAAGTAGATCTTGCATTCCCCACAGGAATTATCAACAACTCTAGTCTGATTGACTTAGGTAAGTTCACCGTTCGTGCGGCAAACCTTCCTTCTTCTCAGGTCGGTGTTATTGAAGTACCTTTCAGAGGTCGTGTTCTGAAGATTGCTGGTGATCGTACCTTTGAACCTTGGACAATTACAGTTCAGAACGACAGCAACTTTGCACTTAGAAGCGCATTTGAACTTTGGTCCTCTTCCATTCAAGCATACAACGAAAACTTCACATCTGCTGCTGGTCTTGGTGACGCGGATGATGCTACTGGTTACTTTGCAGACATGTCTGTTCACCAGTTGGCAAGAGATGTTAAGGATGGTGAGTCGCCTAAGATCCTCAAGTCTTATAAGTTCTATAATGTCTTCCCCAGTAACATTGCTGCTATTGATCTGGACTTCGGCAACAACGATGCTATTGAAGAATTCACAGTTGAACTGCAAGTTCAATACTGGACTCCCCTTGTGGTAAACTGATAAATAGATCAGGACCAATAAGCATATAACATAATGTCGAATCAGCTCTTCGGTTTTTCACTTGAAAGAGCAAAGAAGGTCCCTAAGGGGCCTTCTTTTGTTCAAAAAGATTCTATGGATGGATCGCAACCTATTGTAGGTGGCGGTTACTATGGATATTCTGTCGATTTTGACGGAACTGTTCGTAATGAGTATGAACTAATCACTCGATATAGAGAGATGGTTCTTCAACCTGAGTGCGATAGTGCCGTTGATGATATTGTCAACGAAACAATTTGTGGAAACTTTGACGATGTACCAGTTGAGGTTGAGTTATCAAACCTCAAACAATCAGATAAAATTAAAAAATTAATTAGAGAAGAGTTTACAGAGATTCTTCGTCTGTTAGATTTTGATAATCGTTCTTATGAAATTTTCCGTCGCTGGTATGTTGATGGAAGATTGTTCTATCATAAAGTAATTGACCCCAAGAATCCACGCGGAGGTCTTACTGAACTTCGATATATCGATCCTCGCAAAATTCGTAAGGTCACTGAGTATCAAGAAAAACGCCCAGAGCAACTAAGAGGCGAAGATATCAATACTCAACTGACTCAAAAGGCAGCAGAATATTATCTGTACAATCCTAAAGGTCTAAAAAATTCTACTAATCAGGGCATGAAAATTGCTACTGATTCTGTCACTTATTGTCATTCTGGTATTCAGGATCTCAATAAGAATATGACGCTTTCTCATTTGCATAAAGCAATCAAAGCAGTCAACCAACTGAGAATGATTGAAGATTCTCTGGTCATCTATCGTTTGTCCAGAGCACCTGAAAGAAGAATCTTCTACATTGATGTTGGTAATCTTCCCAAGAATAAAGCGGAACAATATCTCCGTGAAGTCATGGGACGCTATAGAAATAAATTAGTATATGACGCAAACACAGGCGAAATCAAGGATGACAAAAAGTTCATGTCCATGCTTGAAGACTTCTGGCTCCCAAGAAGGGAAGGCGGTAGAGGAACTGAAATCTCTACGCTCCCAGGTGGACAGAATCTTGGAGAACTTGAGGATGTCAAATACTTCCAAAAGAAACTCTACAAAGCACTGAATGTACCTTCCTCCAGATTGGAGACTGAAACTACATTCAATATCGGTCGTGCTGCTGAAATTACTAGGGACGAAGTAAAGTTCCAGAAGTTCATCGCACGTCTCCGCAAAAGATTCTCTGAATTATTCATGGATCTTTTGAAAACTCAACTCATTCTGAAAGGCGTTATGTCTTTAGAAGAATGGGATGAGATGAAGGAACACATCCAGTTTGACTTCATCGCTGATAATTACTTCACTGAATTGAAAGAAATTGAGATTCGTAATGAGCGTATGAATCAAGTCAACACTATGGATCCTTATGTCGGCAAATATTTCTCTATTGATTATATGCGCCGTCAAGTCCTGAAACAAACCGAACAGGAGATCAAGGAAATTGACAAACAAATCGATTCTGAACGCGAAGCAGGTCTTATTGTTGATCCAATGGCAGAGATGGATCCCGCTATGGATCCTGGCAATGCACCACCTGCAGATGACATGTCCGCTCAAGAAGGACCCGCAGTAGACGCGGGCGATGCTAAGCGGGGAGAATTCTAAATAATAAATAATAGTAATGGGAGTACATTATGCCTAGCGAAATTGCAAATCAAATTGTAAATCAAATCTTCGGGGACGAGAAAGCAGCTGCTATCGACTCTGTAAATGATGCGTTGAGTGCTGTAGCATACGACGCAGTTCAAGCGAAGAAACTTGAATTTGCAAAAAGTATGGGTTTTGAATTAGATGATACTGGTCAAGACGCTGCAGACCAAGTTGCTGCAGATCTTGCAACAGATAAATCAGAACCAGAAGATGTAGAGATCGATGGTCGCAAACCAGAAGATCCTCCTACTGATGAAGTAGATGCTCCTGAGGCATCTGCCGAACAAGAAACCGAAGAACCTGAGGAACAAACCGATGAGACTGATAGCTGAAGAAATTACCCAGATTGATTTCCTCTGTGAGGAAAAAGAAGGGAAGAAAAATTACTTCATTGAAGGTGTATTTCTACAAGCGGAATTGAAAAACCGCAATGGTAGAATGTATCCTTTGAAAACTTTGTCTCGCGAAGTTGCTAAATACGATGAGAACTACATTCAAAAAGGGCGTGCCCTTGGAGAATTAGGTCATCCTGATGGTCCTTCCATCAATCTTGATCGCGTTTCCCACAAGATCATGTCCCTGAAAGAGGACGGAAATAACTTTATCGGTAAGGCAAAGTTACTCGACACTCCTATGGGATCTATTGCTAAAAACCTCTTAGATGAGGGTGTCAGACTGGGTGTTTCATCCAGAGGCATGGGTTCAATTCGTAAAGAAGAGAACTGCAATGTTGTTATGGACGACTTTATGCTTGCAACTGCTGCTGATATCGTCGCTGATCCATCCGCACCCGACGCTTTTGTCGATGGCATCATGGAAGGCAAAGAGTGGGTTTGGGATAATGGTATCCTAAAAGAATCTGCAGTAGCAGAAATTAAAACAGAAATTGACGAAGCAACTCTGATCAATCTTCAAGAACGTAAGATTTCCGCGTTTGAGAAGTTTTTGAAGAGTTTGTGATTTATAAATAAATACAGACAACGCAATGCTAAACGGAGTTTAAACAAATGGCTGAGACCCTCGATAAAGAGTTAGATAACATGGAGCAAGTGGACGAAGGCTCTAACGCTGTCACCAAGAACGCAAAACCTGGTGAGAAAATCGACACCTCTAAAGGTGGCGCAAAGAAAGTCATCGATGTCACTAGTGACTCGATGGAAGGTGCAAAAGGTACTAAGAATGCAGGAGCATCTGCCGCTGGTTCGGTAGGTAAAGCACCTGTTCCTAGCACTAAACCTTCTGATGCATCCGCTAAGATGGAGGAAACCGAAGATGGCGAAGAGGCAATCTCTGAAACCAAGTACGACTTTACTCAAGATGTTGACGCTCTTGTCGCTGGTGAAGAATTATCAGAAGAATTCAGACAGCGAGCAACAACAATCTTTGAAGCAGTAGTAACTGCTCGTGTTAATGATGAAGTAAAAGCGTTGCAAGAAGCATTTGAATCTACTCTGACTGAAGAAGTCGAGAAGATCAAAACAGAATTGGCCGAGAAGGTAGACGACTATCTGACTTATGCCGCCGAGTCCTGGATGAAGGAGAATGCTCTCCAGATCGAGCACGGCATTAAGACTGAGATGGCAGAGTCGTTCTTCAACGGTCTAAAAGGTCTCTTCATGGAGCACAATTTCAGTGTTCCTGAAGAAAAATTCAACCTGCTCGATGGTATGGCAGGTGAATTAGATGATATGGAAGCTAAACTCAACGAGCAAATCGACGCCAATGTATCTTTGAATAAGAGAATTGGCGAGTTTGTCAAAATGGAGATTGTGAACGAATGCGCTGCGGGTCTTGCAGAAACGCAGAAGGAGAAGCTTGCTTCTCTCGCAGAGGGTGTTGAGTTTGAAACTGAAGAAGACTTTAGAAATAAAGTCAATACGATCAAGGAATCCTACTTCACTAGAAAGGCTGAACTTGCAGAAGCTTCTGCAAGCGACCCCACTGAGGAAGCTTCGGAACCCCTTGTCGAAGAAACCAACAGCACCACGATGTCGAAGTACGTCGATGCGTTAGCTCGCTGGTCCAAATAATTGTTAACTAATCACTTTAATCGGAGTACAAAATGTCTTTAAGAAACCTCCAGGAGAAGTGGGCACCCGTTCTGAATCACGAGTCTCTGCCTGAGATTACCGATTCCCATAAGAAAGGCGTAGTCGCACAACTCCTCGAAAACCAAGAAAGAGCACAAGCAGAAGAAGGTCAGATCCTGACTGAAACTCTTCAAACAACTGGTTACACTGGTAGCGATACTGCTACTGGCGCTACCGCTGGTTTCGACCCTGTTCTGATCTCTCTGATCAGACGTTCGATGCCTCAACTGATCGCTTACGATATCGCAGGCGTTCAACCTATGACTGGTCCTACTGGACTGATCTTCGCAATGCGTACCAACTATGGTTCCGAGCGTAGACCTGCACAGTCTGGTTACGACGAAGCATTCTTCAACGAGCCTAACGCTGGTTTCTCTGGTGGTGCTGGCACCTCCTACGATCCTGGCGCTTCTAGCTCTGCGAACAACGATGCAGAAGGCACCAACCCTGCACTCCTCAACGATTCCCCTGCTGGAACCTATGAGCAGACTGCAGATGCAACTGGCATGACCACTGCAACCGTTGAAGGTCTGGATGATGCTACTAGCGGATCTGAGTTCCGTGAGATGGGTTTCTCGATCGAGAAGGTCACCGTCACAGCAAGAGCTCGTGCGCTGAAAGCTGAGTACAGCATCGAACTCGCACAAGACCTGAAGGCGATTCATGGTCTGGATGCTGAGCAAGAGCTGTCCAACATTCTCAGCACTGAGATCTTGGCAGAAATCAACAGAGAAGTTGTTAGAACTATCTACACAAACGCTGTTGCTGGTGCTCAGAACAATACCGCTAACGCTGGTATCTTCGACCTCGACGTTGACTCCAATGGTCGTTGGTCTGTTGAGAAGTTCAAGGGTCTTCTGTTCCAGATCGAAAGAGATGCAAACGCAATCGGTCAGCAAACTCGTCGCGGGAAGGGCAACATCCTGATCGCTTCTGCTGATGTTGTTTCTGCACTCGGTATGGCAGGCGTTCTTGACTATGCACCTGCTCTGGGTGGTAACAATGGTCTCGTCCCTGACGATACTTCCTCCACTCTGGTTGGTACACTCAACGGTCGCATCAAGGTCTACGTTGATCCTTACTCTGCAAACGTTGCTGATAAGCACTACTACGTTGCAGGTTATAAGGGTACTTCTCCTTATGATGCTGGTCTGTTCTACTGCCCTTACGTCCCTCTCCAGCAGGTTCGTGCAATCAACCCCAACACCTTCCAGCCCAAGATCGGCTTCAAGACTCGCTACGGCATGGTCTCGAACCCCTTCTCCCAAGGTCTGAC